AAGGGCCGCCTTGACCCGATGTTTGAAAAGACGCCGCCTTTGCAATCGCTTCTTGGAAGGCACGGGACACGAAACGCTGATAACTCAATGAGGTTCAAGCGGATTCCTGGAGGGTTCATCATTCTTGCCGGCGCAAATTCTCCGGCATCGTTGAGCAGCTACCCGATAAGGATTCTGGTTGGCGATGAAATAGACCGATGGGGTAAGCTGGTAAGGGGTGAGGGTGATATCCTGATGTTAGCGCGCAAGAGAACGACAAGCTATTCGGACCGGAAAATCATTTTGGTGAGCTCTCCGACGACGAGGGGCGCATCGCGGATTTACCCGGCGTACATGGAAACAAACCAGAAACGCCGGTTTGTTCCTTGCCCACATTGCAACGGCATGCAGACCCTGAAGTTTCCGAACCTGAAGTTTGAGTACGACAAGGAGGCTATACAGGCCTTGACGGCTGACGGTGATGATGAGTTTGATTATAAGCGGAAGGCGATTGCTGCTCACATTCATGCGTATTTCGTTTGCGAGCTGTGTGGCGCGGTGATTGAACATGACTGGAAACATGAAATGGTGCAGGCCGGAGAGTGGCGGGCGAAGTACCCGAAAATCCGGGAAAGACAGGGGTTTCACCTGTGGCAGGCGTACTCTCCTTTTGTTACCTGGGCAGAGACGGCCGCAGAGTTTTTGCATTCGGTCGGGTATCCGGATCGGATGCAGGTTTTCACGAATACGGGTTTGGCCGAGTTGTGGGAAGAGAAGGGCGGAAGAATTGATGATGAGCCCCTCATGGGCCGCCGGGAACGGTTCCCCGAAAGGTTGCCGCTGAAGGCTGAAATTATTACCTGTGGGGTTGACGTGCAGGGCGATCGGCTGGAGGTTGAGGTTATCGCCTGGGCTTCGGATGGGGAAAACTGGTCCTTGGAGTATTCGGTTCTCCGGGGAAACACGGAGCTGATTTCGACGTTTGACCAGCTTTTTTCCGTAATGGATCAGCATTGGGTACGTGAGGACGGGGTTGTGATTTCGGTGGATATGATGGCGGTTGATACCGGATATAACCCGACAGATAAGAAGAATACGGAAGGAGTTGATTCACATGTGGTTTATCGGTGGGTTCGGCAGGCGGCGCGGGTGCACAAGATTATTTCTGTGAAAGGCGCGTCCCAGCGGGTTGAAGGTGTGGTGAAAGAGTCGAGGGTCGGTAAAAGCCGGCAGAAGCTTTGGCTGGTTGACGGTAACCAGGTGAAGGACGTTGTGCTGAGGAGGTTAGAGATTGAGGCAGGGAATCCTGGTAGCGCTCATTTCCCCCATGACCGGGACAAGAACTATTTTATGATGCTGACGGCCGAGGAGAAGAAGAAAGTAGGGGGGATCATGCAGTGGGCCAAGATCAGGGAGCGAAACGAGGCCGTGGATACCCGTGTGTATGCGTATGCGGCGTTATTGGTGCTGAAACCGAAGTGGGGGAAGATTCGGCGCCGAAAAGCTCCTGATGAGGCTGTTTCGGGGCAGGATCCGGTTCAGGATGTTACGCATGAGGAACCTGTTGAGGAGAAAAGGAAAAAAAGTTTGAGGCTGGTTCGAAAATTAACATTCAGACGGAGGAGGTAGAGGTTATGGGTGCGAAAACGGAAATCAACTGGTGCGATGCGACGTGGAACCCGGTGATCGGGTGCAGCAAGCCAGCGTTGATCCTTACCCCATCTCAGCTGCATATACTTGGGCATGCGGTTGGATGGCCAAAACAGGACAGAAACTACTTCTGCGCTATCGAAGGATTTCAAGATCATGAAAACTGCGAGCTGTTGGTTTCGAAGGGCCTTATGCTGAAAAAACCGAAACTTAGCTGGGTTCCGGAAGACATCTATCATGTTACTGCGGCAGGGATTGCCGCTATCAAGGAGTATGAGAAATGAACGAAGCGATTTTTGAAGCCGACCAGCAGCCAGCAAAACCGATGACGGGCGACAGGCCCGGAGATCAGCCCGTAACGCCTTCGGCAACACCGGAGCAGGGTGAGCTTGAGCGTACAGCGAGATATTTCCTTGGAACATGGCGGTATGTTGACCAGATCAGTTATGTTGCTTTTAAGCAGATCGCCGCCCACAAACGCGACATGGCGGCATTATCCGGCGAGTTGAATGTTTTTATGGAGAACGTTGCGGCAACAGAGAATCTGCTTAAAAGCAACATAACCGAACTCGAAGCGGAGGTTGAACGGCTTCGGAAAGAATCCATCCGCGTTTGCCGCTGGACGCCGCTTGATGAGGATTGCCCCGGCGCATACGAGACGGCGTGCGATCACGCATACCAGTTCGAGTCCGGGTGGCTGAAAGACAATGCATCCACCAAATATTGCCCGCGCTGCGGCGGGCGAATCGTCGATGCAGCGACACCACAGGAGGGTAACGCATGACTTGCGTTCCGATTCCAGGCGGGATCCTTTGTATGGCGCAGACTGAAATAGCTTGCCCGGAGTGCGGATCGGTTATTGATGTTGGCGAAAGGATGGAGAGATCGAAACGGGGACACTGCGTGCCGATGTGTCATTCTTGTGGGCTTCGAATCGACGTTTATGAAATGATCGATGGAAAACTCCGCGTGAGTCCTGCAGAGAAGCAGTCTGTAACCAGAAAAAGGAAAAAGCATGATTAAGATCACTGAGAATAATGAAGGGAAAAAACCATCATGAATATTTCTGTTGAGTCGAATGTGAAGGAGGTGCTTTCGGAGTTTGACCGGATATCGAATTTGAGTATCCCTTTTGCGATTAAAGAGGGGATTAATGACACGTTTTTCCAGATGCGGCAGGAGTTGCCTGGGGTTGTGGAGTCGGAGTTTGATAAGCCGGTAGCTTTTACGAAGTCGCCGTATGCGTGGGACGTGGAGAAGGCTCAGAAATATGCTTTGGTTGGCATGATCAAGATGAAGCCGTTGCAGGCTGAGTATATGCGGTTTCAGGTGTATGGCGGGACGGAGTACCCGAAGAAACGCGGGATCCCGGTTCCGACGGCCGGAGGGAAAATGAAGGCGTCTCACGGAGGATTGAAAAAGACGTGGAAAGCTGCGCTGAACGATAAAATGTATTTTTCGGGAAAACCGAAGGGGGCGAAGTGGGCGAGTTCTCCTGCTGGAGTGTGGCGCCGGACGGCAACCAAGGTCAGCAAAAAGACCGGTCGCAGAACAAAGGGGCGGTTGCGGCTTGAATTGTCGTGGGAGTCAGCAACGCATTACCAGGAGCGGTGGGATTTTCATGCTTATGCCACAAAGTATTTTCAGGCGCGGTTCAGTGATAATTTCAGGAAACGGCTGCAGGAGCAGCTTGCCCGGCGTGGCTGACAAAGTTTTCTGTTCTATATAGAAAGACTTTTTTTTACTGCTATTTACATAACACTCTTGCCGTGGTAAACTGTTTAAAACATGTTTGCCATGGCGCTTACGTCTACTCCTTCAAAGATCACAGTTGGCGATTCCGTCCGTTGGACGCGTTCGTTTGCTGATTACCCGGCTCCCGGCTGGGTATTGAGCTATGCGTTCGTTATGGCCGGAGAGTCGATCATGATTAACGGGGAGCAGTCGGGCAGCTCGGCAGACCATCTCATTTCTATTCCAGCAGCAACCTCGGCCGACTGGACGGCTGGACCCTATTCTTACCAGGCATATGTAACATCAGGCAATGACCGGTTTGTGGTTGAAACCGGCACTATTGTTATTGCTCCGGATTTTACCGCGCAGTCCTCCGGTCTGGATAACCGGAGTTTGGCGGCCAAGGCGCTGGCGGCGTTGGAGAGCGTGATTCTTATCCGCACTGCACAGCCGCATCTGGAGTACACAATCAAGGATCGAAACATGAGGTTTGCCCCTCTTCCGGAGCTTTTGGAGTCGAGGGACAGGTTGCGTGCCGAGGTTCAGCGGGAGCATGCGCTGGAGCGCAGGCGGAAAAATGGCGGAAGTTTGTTCAAGGCGGTTAAAGTGAGGTTCACGTGAGCGAGCTTCTGCAGAATGGCCGGCTTCTGGAAATGCTGAAGGAGCCTGCAACGGGAACGGGAATCAGATCGGCTCCGGTTTCGCGGGTGGTGACCGGTTCATCGGGGATTATGCCGAAGCATGGTCGCCGGCAGTTCGGCGCGGCGACGGTTGATCGGTTGTCGATGGATTGGCCGACGGTGAATCTGTCGGCGGATGAGGTTGTCGGGCGCGATTTGCAGAAACTCAGGGGTCGCAGCCGGTGGCTGGCATCAAATAATGGGTATTACAAGCGGTATTTGCGGCTGAACGTGCAGAACATCGTCGGGCCGAAAGGCGTAAAGATCGATGCAAAAGTGAAGCTGGACGCCAAGCGGTTCGACAAGCTGGCAAATACGGCGATAGAAACCGCCTGGGCTCAGTGGAGCAAGAAGGGTGTGCCGCTATTTGGGTCGCAGTGGACCCGCAGGGATCTTGAGAGGGCGATTGTGTGGAATGTGGTTCGCGACGGAGAAGTTTTCCTGCGGAAACGGTACGGCGCCGGGCCGTTCGGGTTTCAGATCGAGATGATCGACCCGATGAGGGTTTCGACACAGATAAACCGGATTCTTCGGGACGGAGCGGAGATTATAAACGGCATCGAGTACGACGCCGACAAGGTTCCGGTAGCGTACTGGATCCTTAAAAAAGGTATGCGCAGCGATTACACTGGCGAAACCGCCATTCGCACCGAAGCAAAGTACATTGAGCACATTTTTTTCCCCAGCGAAGCAGAGCAGAAACGCGGTTGGCCGTGGATGGCAACAGCAATGCAGCGCGTGCATATGCTGGACAAGTATGAGGCCGCCGAGGTTGCTACGGCCCGGCTTGCGGCCGAAAAGGGCGGGTTTTTCAAGCAGTCCGTTCCGGATGCGGACGATTACGCCGGAGACGACGAAGAGGGGTCATCTGAAATAGAGTTTCTCGACAGTCAGGCGGCGACGTTTGGCGTTTTGCCGCCGGGGTTTGAGTTCCAGCAGTATGACCCGACACACCCCACAACGGCGTTTGACGCTTTTTCGACAAAGCTGCTCCGTGGAATTGCATCGGCCGGAGATGTGAACTATACCAGCCTTGCTAACGACCTGAGCGATGTGAATTACAGCAGCGCCAGAATCGGTATGCTGGAAGTGCGGGACAACTGGCAGGAGAAGCAGCAGTGGCTTACTGAGTGGGTTCATGAGCCGATTTTTCCTGAGTGGCTGAAGATGGCGATGGCTGCCGGCAAGATAAAGCTGCCGTTCTCGCGGTTCGAAGAGTTTGTTGCGGCGGTTTCGTGGATCCCCCGCTCGTGGGCGTGGGTTGACCCGCAGAAGGAGGCCGTTGGGAACCGGGAGGCTGTTGGGTTACGGGCAAAAAGCCTTGGCGAGGTGTGCCAGGACCGTGGCGTAGAGTTTGAGGAGGTAATCGACAGCCTGGTGAAAGAGAAGGAGTATGCAGAATCGGCAGGTATCGACATGTCCGCAATATTTGGGGTGCCGACAAAAGGCGGCGCGGCGGATGAAGCGAGAAGCCTGAAGGCGCGAATAGAGGCGCTTGAGTTGGCGCTTGAGGAGGCCGGAGAACGGAGTGTAACGAAAAAGCTTAATGGCCACGCATATGCCAAAGATTGACCTGAAAGATTTTGAGGCTGTCCGGATGAAAACCGGAGTCCATTACCGGAACACCGAGATAACCGTCCGGGCAGCCGGAGAAGGTGCAGAGCCTACCTATGAGTTCTATTTCTCATCGGAGGACGGCGTTTCGAATCGCTGGATGTGGGTGGAAGCTCAGGAGCGCTATGTGTACGGCACAGAGGTTCTGCTGCACGGACAGGAAAACGTGGATATGAGTTGGATTGCCAGCGGGAACGCCCCGTTCCTGAAAGACCATCGCATGAGCGAGCAGGCAGGCGTTATTCTTGGCGCGGAGATTGATGAAAGCGCAAGAAAAGGAAAAATAACCGGGCTGAAGTTCAGCCGGTCGCAGCTGGGGCAGGATCTGAAAGCCGACATTGACGACGGCGTGAGGAAAAACGTTAGCGTAGGCTACGTGATTCTTGAAGTGGTTGAAGCTGAGGCCCCGAAACGCGACACTCCGGGCGTGTACCATGTTACCCGCTGGAAGCCTTACGAGGTTTCGAGCGTATCGATTCCCGCAGACGAGACCGTCGGCATGCGGTCGAAAGAGCAGGATTTCGAAATGATTGTTTATCGCAAAAGAAGCCTTACAAACCCAAACGGAGAAGGGACCATGGACCCTGAAAAAGACACCGAACGCGGGAACCAGAATCCCGCTCCTCAGACAATCGACGTGAAAGTCGGTGAAGTCGAATCTGATGCCTCTCGCATCTACAAAATTGCCGACCTTAACCGGGAAGTTTTTCCCTTCGGCCGTGATCTTGCCTCGGAGGCAATTGCCCTGCGCAAAACATCGGATGAATTCTGGAAGGAGTTCCAGCCGGCCCTGCTCGATTACCAGAGAAAGCAGGCAACCCTGAAGATCGGTATGACCGACAAGGACAAGGAGCGGTTCAGCCTGCTCCGGATCAGTCAGGCGCTCGACCCGAACTGCCCGGAAGTGGGAATGGACGATATCAGGTTTGAGCGTGAGATATCCGCCGATTACTGCAAGCAGCGTGGCATATCGAGCGAGCGCGGCGGAATTATTGTGCCTCTGGAAGCCATTCCCCCCCGTGCGTCCCGCGCGGCAATCATCAGCTCCGGCACCGGCGCGGGCGTTGTTGAGGAGTTTGGCAGCGGCGAGGTTATCGAGTACCTCCGCCCTCTGTCCGTTCTCGGTCGGGCAGGCGCCCGCTTTATCAGCGGTCTGGTCGGAAAATTCGATATGGCAAAGATCGGCGTTGGAACCACATCCTACTGGGTCGGCGAAAAGACCGAGGCAGGAGATGACGTTACCACGTCCGCCATAGACCTCGACCTGCTCCAGTTCCTGATTCACACCGTGGCCGCATCTCAGGGAATTACCCGCCAGATGCAGAAGCAGACCTCGTCCTACGATGTCGAATCGATTGTTCGCGGTGACCTGTACCAGAGCCTTGCCGATGCAATCGACCTGGCTAGTCTTGCCGGAACCGGGTCGAACAGCCAGCCTACCGGCGTGATGTACACTACATCCGTCGGAACCGAGGCGCTTGCCACGGCCAACACTCCCCTGTGGAGCGACGTGGTGAACATGGAAACCACCGTTGCCGAAGCCAATGCGCTGAGAGGATCGCTGGCGTACATTGCCCACCCGACACCTGTCGGTACCATGAAGCAGACGCTGAAGGCTTCCGGCGTGAGCGGGTTTATCGTGGAAGGCGACCAGTGCAACGGGTACCCGATCATGAGGAGCACCAACGCTCTCAAGGGCGCCGTGAAAGAAACCATTTTCGGCAACTGGAACGAGCTGATGGTGGGCATGTGGGGCGGTCTGGAACTGATTGTGAACCCCTACAAGCACAGCGAGAAAGGCATTACCGTGCTGACGGCGTTCCAGGACCTCGATACACAGGTACGGCATCCGGCGTCGTTCGTTTACACCACAAACCCGGCGTAACCGGCGCTTAACCACAAGGACATAACGAAACATGTGGATCACACTGATTAAAGGGATGAACGTCCTCCTCAAAAACGGCACCGTGTCCCCGGAGAATCCGGGGGCCGTTGTCGAGGTGGGGGACAGGTTTGGCCGGCAGCAGATTGCCGCCAAACGTGCCGAGCCGGCAGATGAATCAGAGGAACCGGCCGTACAAGTTGAGAACCGCGAGGATGCGCTGAAAAGCAAAATGGCAAAGCGCTGATGTCCTTTCAGGAGGACATATCGCTGTTTTTTGATGCGGCGAGCGGCGCGGCGGTATCGGCAGTGTTCAACAACACTCCAATATCGGTGATATTTGACGCCGAGCACTACACAGCGGCTGGTGAAGGGGCCGATATATCGACCTCTCAGCCGATGGCAACGTGCAGGGCTCAGGATGTTGCCGGTATCGAGCAGGGTGATTCCGTAACGGTTGCCGGTACGTCCTATTCAGTGGCCGACGTGCAGCCGGACGGAACCGGGGTTGTGGTACTTATTCTTCAGGAGGCGTAATGGCGCATGTCAGACAACAGATCAGGGAATACGTTGTTACGGAGCTCACGGGGCTGTCGACAACGGGCACGAATGTTTACCCGTCACGGGTGTTGCCGGTACCAAACGAGTTGATGCCATGCCTGTGCGTGTACCTTGGCAAGGAATCCGGAGGCGAGAATGACGTTCCGCTCAACTGCAGCGGCCGGACTCTTGAGGTGGTGATTGACGCGTATGTTTCCGGACAGGATGCCGACGATACCCTCAACGAGATATCCGCCGAAATTGAAACCGCGCTGTTTGCAGTTCCAGCAATGGGCGGACTGACACGGGGGATCTACTTCCGAAGCATGGCGACCGTTTACCCGACCGATGCGGCAAAGCCTTTCGGCATACAGCGCAACATTTTTGCCGTAGAGTACGTGATTGAAGATGGAGACCCGGAAAATGCCGTCTGAACCAGAAAAAACCGTCCGGATGCAGGGGCCGAAAGGCGATATCCGGGATGTTGTCCTTTCGATGGTCGAGATTATGGCCCAGAGAGGATGGAAAGAGTGTAAAGAGAAGAAACCAAAACAAGTAAAACCATCTAGGGAGCATAACCATGGGTAAATCGTTAGGAAACTCGGCTGAAGCTTATGTTGGCACGCATAAGATTGCTGGCGTGAAAATGATTGAGGTTGACGAGGGAGAGCGGAACTTCGTTGAAAGCGAAGAGTTGAGCGTCGACGACCGTCCTGAAACGTTTGTTGGCAAAATGTCCAGCATCGGGATCCGAATTCTCGCTGAGCGTGACGATGCCGACACAAACGGGCAGGCCGCACTTATTGCCGCATTCCGGGCAGCGACTACGGTTGCAGTAAATATTTTCCCCGAAGGAAATACCGCCGGAAACGCGAAATGGGCATACACAGCTTACGTCCAGAAACCCGGCGCGATCTCCTTCGAGAACGGGAAAATTCCCGGATACGAATTTTCGCTGCGGGTAAGCGGAGACGTGACGGAATCGGCTGTTTCGGTGTAGGCTGGAGTTTGGCGGGTAGCTCAACAGGCAGAGCAGCGGTCTCCAAAACCGCCGGTTGAGGGTTCGAGCCCTTCCCCGTCAGCAAATTTGTTTGGAGGAGTATTTTAAATCAATGTTTTGGAGGAAACATGCCGTCTTTTATTGAACAGATCCAAGCTATCTATGATAGCATGCCGCTTGAAAAACTTCAGGTCCCTGAATGGGAAACTGCAGAAACCGGTGAGGTTTTCGTCTATTACAAGCCTGCCACCCAGCACGAGCTCGAGCTTGTAACCAGAGAGATCCCTGAAAACGCAAAAGGCTCGCGCTTTAACGTCCAGCTGGTAATTCTGAAAGCTCTCGATTCCGAGGGACGGCGGCTTTTTGTGAACGGCGACGCAGACAAGCTTTCCCGTAAAGGGTTTGCCAATGTGGTCAATCGCCTGGCAAATGCTATGGTTAAAACCCCAACCATAGAGGGTGCTGAGGGAAACTGACATCCAGCCCGGAACTGATGGATTGGTACGGGCTGGCGCATGAACTGAAGATGCCGGTAGCAAGGGCGCAGCGAGAAATATCGCTACAGGAGTTCCGGCACTGGCAGGCATTTTTCAAGATAAAAAACGATAGACGGGAGCGGCGGCGTGGGAAGTAGTCAGGACATCAAATACAAAGTCCGGGCGGAAAACGATTCCCAGGCCGCGTTTCGTGCGTTACTTGGCGACGTGAAAGGAGTTGAGCGCGAGCTTAAAGCGTTGACTGCGCAATCAGCTTACACGGGTCGCGCAATGAACGATAATGCGGCCCGAGCATCTTCCGGGTTCAAAAACCTTTCAGCCTCACTTTTTTCCATAAAAAGCGCAATAGCTGGAGCTGGTATAGCGTATGCCGGTCGCGAAATGCTTGATGCCAGCATGAAGGCAGAAGCGTTAAGCAGAGGCTTCACCGTGGCTACTGGTAGCGCAGAAGCTGCCTCGAAAGAACTGAAATGGCTGCGCGATACCACTCAGTCACTCGGAGTTGATTTTTACTCTGCTGCAGATGCGGCAAAAGGGTTTACGGTTGCATCCCGTGATATGGGTATGTCGTCGGCAGATTCCCGCGATATTCTGAAAGGCGTTATGGAAGCCTCAGTCGCTCTTGGCCTTTCGACAGAGCAGACATCCGGCGCGCTCAACGCCTTGCAGCAGATGATGAGCAAGGGGAATGTGCAGGCTGAAGAACTGAGGGGACAGCTTGGAGAGCGCATTCCCGGCGCATTCAATATGGCAGCAAAAGCCATGGGCGTTTCCACGCAGGAACTGAACAAAATGCTTGAGCAGGGCGAAGTTCTGGCATCTGATTTATTGCCGAAATTAGCCGACGTGCTGCACGACAAATTCGGTGCGGCAGCAGTTGACGCCGGAGGATCTGCCGCCGCCGCCATGGCTCGTTTTGATACTGCGGTAATGGATTTGAAAGTAACAATTGCCGACGGAGGGTTTGTTGAGGCTCTCACCGATACAGTTAAAGACCTTACTGCATATGTCGCCGAGAATAAAGATGAGGTTATCGAATTTGCCTCCGCTATCGGGAAAATCGCATCGTCAAGCCTTGATGCTGCGGCCGGGATTGCGAAAAGCCTTACCCCGGCGATATCCGGCCTTGCAGGAGTAATTAGGGAAATACCATCTGCGTTTCTTTATGCCTGGCTTGGCGGCAAACTTGGCGGACCATGGGGCGCCGGTATTGGCGCGGTCGCCGGGTTGACGGCCGACACTTGGGTAAAATGGGCGAGCAACGACGACAATGCTGACCTGCGGGCAATTCAAGCAGCAAAAGGAAGGAAGTCGAAGTACATGACGCTCGACGAGTTTATCAATGCCACATCCGCACCGGAAACCGTCGTTTCCGCCGAAGGCAGGAAATCCGGAACGTCACCTTCTCCTTCAGCTGTTGCCGGCGGCGGGCGCGGGGGGACTTCTGCGGCTGACAAGGCGGCGCGTGAGGCGAAAAAGGCGTATGAGGAGCATGCGAAGGCGGTGGAGAAGGCGACAGAGTGGTATGCTGAGCAGACCGAAGAGGTCGAGGGGGCGTATGCGGCCAACAAAGAATTCAAAAAAATTACCGAAATGCTTGCCCTGCTGCAGAGCGAGGGCCTGATTTCGAAAGAGGAGGAGATCCGCCAGCTCGAGTATGCAAGAATAGCTTTACAGAAATTCACGGTTGCCGCTCAGAACGCGTCTCCCGATATGGACAAGCTTATCGGCGACAGGCCGGACCTATTTGGCGACGACGTGCGCAATTCCATTGACGGCACAGCCGCAGGCCTGCAAGATATCAGGTATGCCATGGAGCAGAGTGGCATAAAAATCAAGGGGTGGAATTCGTTTGTTTCGGCCTACGAGCAGTACCAGGAGTACCAGAAGCTCGATGGAGGTGCCGGTTCCGGATCGGCGCTGTTCAAAAGCATCGGCTCGGCCATTCAGGGCATCGGGCAGGTCGTTGGTGGAGGGGTCGGCAACGCAATCAGTTCGACGGCTGGTTTGGCGCTGGCCGGGTTTGAAGTCGGCGGGCCGATAGGCGCGATTGTCGGTGGTGTTGTTGGCCTTGTTTCGTCAATTTTTGGGGGAGGTAGCAACTACGAGGAGGAGAGGGCGCAAAGAGATGATTTGCGTGGTCAGATCTATGATAATATGGTTGAGTCCGCGTTGTCCGGCGGCACGGAATCGCTGAAACTGCTAAGGGCAACAAGGTACAATTATGACGCATTGAAAAACTATGCGGATCCCGGTTACCCCGGAATGAAATCCGGCACGTCAGGCCGTCTCTTCGAGGATCGCGGCACCAAGGAACTCAAGAAGCTTCAGGAGGCGCTGAGCGTACTTGACCAAGCAGGGAAAACGATTAATGAGTTTATGCGCCCGGGATTGATAAATGATCTCGATTCGGCAAAAGTGCTTCTTGAGTATACCATAGCTCAAGTCGGAGATTTGTCTCAAGCTACCGCCGCATATTGGGATTCCGTGATCAGCACGGTTACAGGCATCAACGCTGACAGTGTTGCAGAACTGATGCTTAACTCAATTGCTCTTGCAACAAACAGCGACCAGGCTGCGAGGATCTTCGCAGAAGGGCTTGAACAGCAGCTGGTGCAGAGCCTGAAAAATATGGCCGTGGCGCAACTTGTGAACGACGTGGTGATGGAGCAGCTGCAGCCGGCAATGAAAACGATTGTGCAGGGGATGATAAGCGGCGACATGACTTCCGCCGACATGGCGGCTCTGGTTTCGCAGGCCCAAAATCTCGCGTCTACCATTGCCCCTGTAGTATCAGAGCTTTACAACGCCTTCGACCAGATATCGCTCAACCAGTACGTGTATTCCGGCACGCCCATCGAGGCCCGTGCCTATGGCGGTTCGGTAACATCCGGTCAGCCCTACATTGTAGGCGACCGCCGGCAGCCGGAGCTTTTTGTTCCGGGATCGGACGGGTACATTTTTCCAGAAGTCCCTGGAAGCGGGTCCGGATCGGTGCAGGTGGTAATGCCCGCAACCATAAAGGTGCAGATCGGCGACCGAGAATTCAACGCCTACCTCGACGAGCAGGCCGTCCGGCGTGAAAGCAGAATAGCCGTTACCGGAAACCGAACAGCAAGGACGGTGTACTGATGCTGCTGCTTACAATCAATTACAACGGTGAAACAGTGCGGTGCAGCACCGAAACCAGGCCGCTGGAACACCAGTGGCACGGCGTGGTGAGCCGAATCGATCCCATTATTGTCCGGTCGAACTTCGACTTCGGCGGGTACCTCAGGGTATCCATGCCGACAGTCCGCTTCACTCCGGCGCTGTTCGACCCCGCAGAGGGCCTCATTTCGGTTTTTCCTCCGCCGAAAACCCTGCTTGCGGTGGTCGCGGCGACGGATTCGGACGAAGCATCAGCCGAAACGCTCTGCAGTGGAACACTGGTCCGCACCAGATGGAGCGAGAAGGAAATTGTGTATACCCTCTACAGCAACCCGTACCTTCCTATTCCCGGCGCTAGGGAAGAGCTCAGCGTTCAGTACTCGGCAAATAAATCGAGCTGGCACAGCAGCTACCAGAACGGCGACCTCTACCTTCGCACATCAACCGACGGGGCCACATGGAGCGGGAGCGTTCAGTTTGTCATGCCCGGGGGAACATCGCTTGCAAGCTGGGGGCCGACAACCAACCTGGTTACAGGGTTCTTTACCCGGCTTTGCACGGAGCTCGGGCTCACGCTCGACAGCACTCATGCAATGGCGAGCCCGCCGGTAGTAACCGGCACCGTTTCGGGAAACTCGCTGCTGCTCGACGTAGCCGACGGCGTTGCAGCCTACTTTGGGCTGTTCTTCTGGATCGACCCTGAAAGCATGACGCTGCACCTCGTCGACAACGTTGCCGAAACCGGCACACCGATCGATTACGGCCGGTTCGGCTTTGTCCGCACGCCAGTTTATACCGACATGGTGCCGGTAAACACCGTAAGCGACGGGACTGGGTTTGTGTATACGGTGGGAGAATCGACGTTTGGGCAGGAGGTTTCGGCCGGGCAGGGCCTGTATGCCACAGATAACAGGTATCTGAAAAAAATCGCCGATTATCTGGCGAAGCAACAGATCGAGTTTACCGTTCCGGAGAGTTATGGCGTGTTTCAGTGCGGGAGGAAAGCGTCCTTCATTGAATCGAGAACCCCGGTTGAAGTTGGCGCCGAAATGCTGATGAGAAGCGTTCAGTACGACCTCCAGTCGAAAAAAACAACGCTGATCGGTGAGGGGGTGATCGCATGAAAGTAATCTACTCCGATACCATCGAATCGATCACGCTTGTAAGCGGCACGGCCGACGCGGAATACCCTCTGACAAACCTTCAGAACGGCCACCCGCGCAAGCCATTCCGATCGACAGGCAACTCCTGCGCTATCCGCATTGTCGAACAGGGAAAAGCCACGGCTCTTGCTATTGTGCTGACCAACACAGACGATGTGTCGATTGCGTCGATGATTGCACAAACCTATGAATGGGGTCAGGACGAAGCCGGGGCCACAATAACGGCCGGCCAGGACGAAGCCGGAGCCGCTGTCGCGTTTGTCGACGAGTCGGCTGAATCAGATGCCTGGACGCAGGAACACGAAAATTACGACGGTGAAAGCGGGTTTTTCTTTGTAGAGTTCCAGCCGTTGGGCTCATCAGGGAAAAGGACGATCGACATCACCCTGACGACGCTGAACCATAGTTACGTAAGCGTTGGTCTTATTATTGCCGGTGAATTGCTGAACTATCGCGATTTCCGGCACAGCAGCTACAAAGGCGGGTACATCGACAACGGCACAGAAATAGCCTTGCACGATGGCTCGGCATGGTACAAGCCAGGCACGGTGCAGCGCACCCCCGAGGGGCATGTGGTGATGTATTGCGGCATCGACGGGGCCGATCCTGACGGCTATTCATCGTACAAGGAGTTCGAAGAAAAAGTAGTGCGGCCGCTTGGGAAAACTCCATGCGCATGGAAACTGAGTAACAGCGGTAAACTCGGCAACATTTTTGCCGGGCTCGACGAATTGCCGTCCCAAGTGGCGCATGGATTACACTATAAACTGGTCAGTCTCAAATTCAGGGAAAAACTGTAAATGGCAAATCTCAATTTTAAAACATCCCTCACGGGAGGAGGCCTCACAGCAGTAGACCGCAACGTCACGGGCATGAAAGTTGACGGCTCCTATTGCTGGGCGTCAATTTCGAACGTGCTTTACTGCTACAGGTTCAGTGGCTCAAGCCTTGCCACAGCAGACGGGCTGATGGTAATCATTCCGTACGACCAATCATCCGGGACTGCAGGCCGGTGGCTGCTGCAGCGAACAAAATACCTGCAAGAGGCGCAAAGCACCACAGACCTTGAGATCACCGCCGACGGCAAGGGGATTGTGTTTTCGGATGGAACAAAAATTACCCGGCAAGCCGGAGGCGGGTTACGGATCATCCCGAAGTCCGATGCGTATCCCGTCATAGTCAGGAATGCCGCAAATGATGCTGATGTGCTTGTGCTGAAGCCGCTCAGCGATGCGGAGGCGATTGCTGGCGAGATTACGAACCAGCCTCCGAGTGCCGCAAGCATGGCGGCCGCGATTAATGACGCTTGTGATGCAAGACATCTTTATGCTCAATATCAGCATACTGCGGCAAGTGGTACCGATGGTGGAACAGCAACAAGTGGTGATTGGCGGACGCTTCCGATCACGGCAGAGACTGTTGACGAGATAGGGTGCTCCCTTTTATCAGATGTGATAACCCTCCCGAAAGGGAGATATGAGGTAGAATTCAGCCATACCTTTTTTTATACCTTAGAAAGTATTGTGCGTCTGGTTACAACACCTACTGGTGGTACAGCAGCTTATCGTTACTCGATGGTCGATTGGTCGTACGGCAGTTCAACGTGTTTGGTGGAAGGCAAGGCTGTCGTCGATTTTGTGGGTACGAATGGCGGTACTCTTGCGTGGCAATATCGAACAGCAGTCAGTCGATTGTCATCCGGCCTTGGCGTTGGTGCGAGTTTTGGTGTTACAAATATTTTCGGGACTATAGAGGTACGAAAGATCGGGTAACCCTGAGTATAGACAAATTGTTAAACACCAATTAAACGTACACTAAATCAGACCTTTCATATGTCAGAGAATTGTTGCACAGATATTGTCCGGCATGACGAACGACTGAACGCCGTCGAGGAACGGCTCACGAAAGGCGAAGTATCAATCGAAAAGCTTTTCGACAAGCTCGAAAGTAATACGAAGTGGTTGATCGGGCTTTTCTTCAGCGAAACCTTGCTCCTTATAGCTGCGCTTGGGCTCCTGGTGAAAATATCGGGCAGTCTGCCAAAATGATGATTTATGTCGGACTTGCCCTGTGCGCAGTGATTCTGGCTGCCGGGCGCGACATCCGCGAAAAACCAAAAAAAAGAAACTGATCATGAGCGATGTCATCAGAATAGCGCAGGAAGTACTGAAAGACCGTGGATTTTATGCCGGCTCCATCGATGGACTTGCCGGAAAGAAAACTCACGATGCCGCGGTGGCGGCCATCGGCAAAAAATACGGGCTTATTCCTGACCCGCGCAGGGCTGAAGAGTATGCAATCATGTTCGTGCAGGACTACGCCATTACGCTTGGCCTCGATTCCGGTCCGGTAGACGGCTGGTACGGGCAAAAAACCGCCGATGCGGTAAAGCATATCTGCCGGACGATAGCCCAGCCTGTTCCGTCGCGCAAGCCCGGCACAATTCTTTCTGAGCAGGACTTTGCCGATGCGTCCCGCGATGCCGGTATCGAGCTTGCCATGGTAAAAGCTATCACATCGGTAGAGAGCCGGGGCCGCGGATTCCTGTCCACCGGAGATCCGGTCATCCTGTTCGAAGGGCACGTGTTCTGGGCTCAACTCGAAAAGGCGGGTAAGTCCCCTCAGAAGATATCGCTTACGCTTCCGCAAGGGATACTTTATCCCAAATGGGTGAGCAGCTGGTACATCGGCGGTGCTGGCGAATGGGGGCGCCTCGGTATTGCTGCAGAGGTTGACCAGGGCGCGGCTATGCAGTCCGCAAGCTGGGGGCTCCTGCAGGTGCTGGGGCTTCATTTCAAAGCCTGCGGGTACACCAGTGTGCATGCGTTTGTCGAGGCCATGCGCCAGAGCGAGAAAAACCAACTTGTCGCCGCGCTGAGGTTGATGGCGAGCATGCCGGGGATGCTGGCGGCTATCAAGGCTCTCGATTTCAAAGGCATTGCCCTGCGCTGGAACGGTGCAGGCTACGCAAAGCACGGCTATCACTCCCGGCTTGCACAGTCTTACCGGAAATATTCTTGAAAACTTAACTTATAAGTTGATTTATGGACCAGATCATCCAGCAGATTATCAGCATTTTCGACCCCTACTACATCATCGTAGTCGTTTTTGGCGTCTACAGTGTTTCCAAAGCGCTCGAGCGGTACGTTCCTGCGCTGATCCCTGCACGGGTTTCCGCGTGGGTTGTGGCGTCAAAAAATCCGCTCTTTGCCGTCATCATGCAGGACTGGAAAAAGTGGGTTACCGTCGCCATCGGCGCTGGCGCGGGAGTGCTTTTTGTGCAGGCCGGGTGGATGACGCTCCGGCAGGCCATCCCCAGCTTTTTGCTGGCCGAGGTAGGGTACAGCTACCTCATAAAATACATTTTCACGGCGCTCAAAATCGGATACCAGCATGATTAGCCTTATAGCCAAACTCATGCCCTACAAATGGGCAATCACCGCCGGCGCGGTGGTGCTGATCCTCTCAGGAATCTATGTAAAGGGTCGGGCCGACGGCAAGCATGCCGAACGGACGCGGTGGGAGAATCGCATGGTGGCGGTGCGGCACAAGATCGATATCCTCGAGGCAGAAAGCGACAGTCTGGCATACTACCGTCAAAAAGCCGCCGCCGCCGAAATTGCGGCCGCACAGAGCCATACTGCAGCGCTTTCCGGCAAGATCGAGGCGCAAAAACCGGAGATCAACGTCTGCGGCCCGATGCCGAAACCGGCAATCGATCTCTACAACGATGCCGTAAGGGGGGCAAAATGAAAAGAATCGCTGTAATGCTCATGCTCACGCTCGGCGCGTGCGCAATAACAATCCCGGCCGTCACGAAGTTTCCACAGCCGCCCGTTGATCTGCAGGACCCTCCGCCACTCACGCCCCTGCGGGACGGCGCCATGATGAGCGATCTACTGCAGAACGCCAACTTGAACTACGGGCAGTACCATATAGTGAGCGCAAAGCTTCGGGCGTGGAACCGGTGGTACGACGAGCAATCGAAATTATTCAAAAAAAAGTAAGGAGCAAAAATGGCAATCACATGGACCGAAACGCTTTATCCTGTCGGCGGCGACACCGGAGGAGGTTACAAAGAAGAAGTTGACCTGCTTCTTACCGGCACAGGGACGCTTGCCGCCGCCGAAATTGCGGCAAGCCCTGACCTTGGTGCACGCCCGTTTTCGGCTGTTCAGGTGCTCTGGACTTCCGGAGCCCTGACCGGTCAGGTACAGAGCGACAACAGCGGGGTTGATGCAAACTATTCCGCCCCATACGACGAAGAAGGCGCTGTTCTTCCGGCAATATTTTCAGCGCTTGGCGCGGCACGGCTGTTCAGTAATCCGAAAATCCCGGCAGCACGCCGGAACCGGGTGCTCTTTACAGCCGACGCGGCCGGGTTCGAAGGCACAATCTACATCTTCGCTTCCCGGAGGCGTGGGTAATGGGGTACGGCATTAAAGCATTCGGGTTTGGGCCGTACGGCGGCGTACGCAAGTTCGGAGCTGACCGATTCGGCAATTTAGGCACCCCCCTCGTAAAAGGTGCGGAATGGAACGAGGTCTCAGACGCCTATGCCGATATCGGAAGCAAATCACCGGTGCATGAAACACTCCGTGTCTGCCTCGTCACTCCCGGACTTGAGGGATCTGCCGACGTAGTGCTTGACCAGCTCGACTACACGCGTGACGCACAAAATAACTCTGTATCTCTCGATGGCTCGCAAGGTCACGTGATGCTCCGCATCCCGCGGCTCTACTATGGATACAGTTACATAAACAATACTCATAAGTGGGAGGTCTCGTCAAGCAAATGCGGCAGAACCCCTAATCTGCACCCCGCATTTTTTAAAGCGGGCGTGGAAGTCCCTTATCGATACATCGGAATCTACAATGCATGTGGGTATGATGTAAGTGCCGGAGCGTATATCGACGGCGACGGAACGAATAGCTGGCTTGATAAAATCAACGACAAGCTTGGCTCTATTGCTGGTAAGAAACCGATCAGCGCCATTACCCGTGCGCAAGGTCGGGTGATGGCGGCAAACGTCGGCGCAGGTTGGCAGTTGATGGACTTCAACCTGTATTCGTTAATGAAGTTGCTTTATGTTTCAAAGTACGCCGATCTCGACAGCCAGAGTGTGCTTGGAAATGGCAACACGAGATTCGCTACTTGGAGCTTCACTAACTGTATCTCGGCCACAGGCAAAGTAAAATCAATATCCGCCCCGGGACAATCAACGTCTGGTGGAAATTCTGGCGATTATGTAAATTTATTCGGGATTGAAGACCCTTTCGGAGGGATTTGGGGATTTATTGATGGTTGGAATATCAATAGTGGTGTAAACTACGTCTGTAATAACCCTGCAAACTTCGCGGACAATGCAGGCCCGACATCTGCCTATGCGCTCTATGGATCGACAAATCCTACATCGGGCGGGTGGCAGAATGCTCTACAGCAGAATATCAGTATGCTCCCGGGATCAGTCGGAGCAGGCTCGACGACGAAAGTCACTGACTACTACAACTATGCCTCGGGCTGGCGGGTTCCGTGTATCGGGGGCGGTGCGCACTATGGCTCGAGTGCCGGGCTCTGCTATCTGAGTGCGGAC